TCGGCATAGACTTGGCAGAAAACAGCCTTGACCCGAATTGCCGCCATGTTCCCGTGTTGCATGCCCCGCTTTGGAATATGCCGGATGTGACAGCCAAACATGGATATTGTACCGATGTAATGGAACATATCCCGACTGAAAAAGTAGATGCGGTATTGAACGGCATTTCAACACGTGTCGAAGGCTGTTACTTCAACATCAGCACCCAGCCCGATGCAATGGGCGCAATGATTGGCCAGCCGCTGCATTTGACGGTACAACCCGCTGCGTGGTGGCGTGAAAAACTATGCAAATATTGGCCAAATGTTGAAATGCACGCAGATGGCGGAGAATTGGTGGCGATATGCAAACGTTGAACACGCCACCGAAAAAGATGTTGAGCAACGCCAGGATTAACCTGACGCGTGGATTGCCAATGTTTATTCCAAACCGCGAACGCGATGAGGTGTGCATTGTGGGTGGTGGCCCAAGCTTGTCGGCTACATTGCCAAATTTGCGCATGCGTAAAAATCGGGGTGCGGAAATATGGGCGTTGAATGGTGCCATGGATTGGCTACAAGAGCATTACATCGTACCTGACGCCATGGTTTTATTGGATGCGCGCCCGGAAATGACCGGAATGTTGCGCAACCTACATAGAAAAACCACGTATTACGTGGCAGCGCAATGCGATCCAAGAGTGTTCGACGCGCTTGAAGGGTACAACGTAAAAATCTGGGTGGGGTATTGCCCTGGAATTGAAGATGTGTGCAATGAGTTTTCCGACAAACCAATTGTGATTGTTGGCAATGGCAACACGGTAGGACTCAAAGCAATGGCGCTTGCTTCGCTTTGTAAATTCCCGCGCATGCACTTATTCGGGTTTGATTCATGTTATGGCGAATATGCTCATCATGCCTATTCACAACCGCTCAACGATGGTGAAGAAGTGGTTTTTGTGCAAGTCGCGGGCCGAAAGTTCAAGTGCGGTAAATGGATGGCGCGGCAGGCAGTCGATTTCCAGACGGATTACGCCAATATAACAGCAGCTGGTTCAAAAATTACTGTGCATGGGGATGGCTTGATTTCTCATATTGCCAAACAATTAAAACAGGAGGTGGAGCATGTTTGACCCAGAAGCGGACTCATCGTTTAACGCGGATCAGCGTGGCCAGATGTCTGGGCCAAGAAATTACGTGAAATTCTATCGGCAATGGGTGCGCAATAACTTCAAAAGCGCTCAAGAAGGCCGTGAAATCGGTGAGGAACAAGACTTTATTATTATCATCAGCCCTGGGCAAGCCAAGACGGAAGTACGACGCAAAGCCACCGACACTGACAAGTTTCAATATGCCCAAGAATGGGCCGCGTATCTGCAAGGCAAAGCGCATCAAGTCTCTGGCACACCGATTGAGCTGTTGCCTGGGCTGCCGAATGGCATGGCAGATGCCCTAAAAGCTATGTACATCCACACTATCGAGCAAATGGCCGAATTGTCTGACATTGCCATGCAGCAAGTTGGAATGGGTGGGCTCGACATCAGAAATCGGGCGAAAAAATACCTGCAAGGCAGCGGGGAAACGGACAGGCTGCGCGTGGAACTGGAACAAGCGAAACTCACGATTACAACACTCGAAACCTCAAACGCGGCATTGCTTGCCCGTGTCAATGAGCTGGAGGCCGCTAAGGAAAAGATCAAACCAAGGGCAAAGCGTGCGCCCAAGGCAAAGTCTGAGCCTGCGGTGATGCAATGACGCTGCTGCAATTGGTTCAAGCCGCATTCAAGCGCGTTGGGTTGACTGCGCCCACAAGTGCCATTGGCAACACTGATGAAAATGTGTTGCGAATGATTGCGCTGGCCAATGAGGAAGGGCAACAACTTGCCACGCGGCATGATTGGCAGCGCTTAACGTCAGAGGCCACGCATACCACGTTGGCTGCGGAATCTCAGGGCTTGGTTACCACAATTGCCGGGGCTGATTTCGATAGGATCAAAAACGGCACGTTTTGGAATCGGACGCAAAATAGAGAATGGCTGCCCGCTGACAATCAGCACTGGCAACAGATGAAAGCATCCAGTGTCACGGGGCCAAATCATTATTTTCGCATTCGCGGAAATTATTTGCTGGCCATTCCAACCCCAACAGCCGGGCAAACGCTCGCTTTTGAGTGGGTATCTAAAAACTGGTGTGAATCAAGCGGAGGAACGGGACAAAGCGAGCTTGTAGCTGACACGGATGTGTTGCGTTTGCCTGATGAATTGATGCGCGCCGGTCTAAAATGGCGCTGGAAGGCTGCGCAGGGTCTTGAGTATGCCGAAGATTTCCGTGTCTATGAAGAAATGGTCGCGGACGCGATGGTTCGTGATGGCGCGCCACGCAATATCAACATGGGCGGAAAAGTAAGCGGGCGCGGCAACGTCCCTGAAGGAAGTTGGACACTATAAATGCGCATTCCATTTCGTAAAAAAACGGTACGCTCAAGGGTTTCTTACCTGGCTTCACAACCTGCGCCAACGCTTGGCTGGAATGCGCGCGATCAAGTCGCAGGGATGAAGTCTGGGTATGCCATCCATTTGGAGAATTTCTTCCCTTCTGCTACTGACGTAATGCTGCGCAAAGGGAAAAGCGATCACGTAACGGGTATCGGTGCGCAAGTCGAATCATTAATGGCTTACAACACGCCAGCCGGAACACAAACGCTATTCGCCGCGGCGGGAACAGATTTCTACAATGTCACATCGGCTGGCGCTGTGGGTGCCGCCGTGGTGTCAGGACTGACGAATGCGCGTTGGCAACATTTGAACTATACAAATAGTAGCGGCACGTCTTATTTGTGCTGCTTCAATGGCACTGACTCACCAAGGTATTGGGACAATGCAAGCTGGATCACCATCACGGGCGCAAGTACGCCAGCTATTACCGGATTGACAACATCCGACATCGTATCAGCCGCTATGCACAAACGCCGCATGTGGCTGGTTCAAAAGAATAGCTTGAAGGCATGGTATTTGCCCGTCGATGCAGTGGGGGGCGCGGCTAATGCGCTGGACTTATCTGGCATCGCAAAGCGTGGTGGATACATCATGGCTATTGACACTTGGACGCTCGATGCAGGCGAAGGAATTGACGATTATTGGGTTGCCGTAACCAGTGAAGGGGAAGTAATTGTATACGGCGGCACCGATCCGTCCAGCGGGTCAACGTGGGTTATTAAGGGAGTCTGGTATATTGGCGAGCCCATTGGGCGGCGATGTTTAATGAAATTCGGCGGTGATTTGTTATTGTTGCTGGTTAATGGAGTATGGCCGCTTTCAAAGGCGCTGTTGTCGGCTGCTGTTGATCCAAGGGTTGCGATAACAGATTTAATTTCTCCCGCAATGAATTTAGCGGCGGTGAGTTATAAAGCAAATTTCGGGTGGCAGCTTGCGGTGTTGCCGTCTGCTGACATGTTGCTTTTAAACGTTCCTGTAAGTGAAGGTAGCGAACAGCAGCAGTATGTAATGAACGTGCTAACGGGCGCGTGGTGTCATTTTACCGGCTGGGAAGGCAATTGTTTTGAATTGCTGGATGGTGAGCTTTACATGGGCGGAAATGGGGTGGTGGAAAAAGTCTGGGACACTTTCACGGACAACGCTTCAAGCAATATTGTTGGCAATGCGAAGACGGCCTTTGATTATTTTAAATCGCAATCAAAAAAGTCGTTCAAGATGGCACGGCCAACATTAATGACTGATGGGACGCCAACTGTTGAGATCGGAATAAATGTAGATTATGACAACGGAGAAAACTTCGGAACGCTTACATTTACACCATCCTCATCCGCTTTGTGGGGAGTCAGCCTATGGGGTATTGGTTTGTGGGGTTCTGGATTGCAGACATTGCGTAACTGGATTGGGCTATCAGGGATCGGGTTATGTGCGGCGGTACGCCTAAAGATTGCATCGCAAGGCTTGGAGATACGTTGGCAAGCAACCGATGTGCTTTATGAGCCGGGGACTGCTTTGGTGTGAAGCAAATCGTTTGCCATCCATCTTGGTGGCCAGTGATCGAAGAATTTGTCTCAACAAAAATAGGTTCTGGGCGCAAAACCGACAATTTTAGCGCAATAGGTCTTTTGGATGGTGACAAACTGATCGCGGGTGTTGTATACACTGATTACAACGGCTCAAATATAACAGCTGGAATCGCGGGGGAAGGTAAATCTTGGATGACCCGTGAGTTTTTGTGGTTTATGTTTTTTTACCCGTTCATCCAGGCGGGTGCAAAGCGGATTACCGCCTGCGTCGAGCAGACAAATTTCGTCTCTCAGCAGTTTGTCGAGAAATTGGGCTTTGAGCTTGAATTTTCGATGAAGGACGCCGGAAAAACCGGCGACTTGCTGATTTACCGGATGTTCAAAAAAGACTGCCGGTACTTGGAGAGACGGAATGCTAGGACGCAAAACAATCGGTGTGCTGACCCATCCAGGGTATAGGGATTTAGGCAAGTCTGACCCGCCCCCCGCGCCGGATTATGCCGGCGCAGCAAGAGAAACAGCTACGGGCAATGCCGATGCGGCACGCATTGCAGCAAAAGCAAATCGTATCAGCCAATATACACCATATGGAAGCCTGGTGTATTCGCGACCAGACCCAAACGACCAGGACGTTTGGCAATCGAATCTCACCCTTTCCCCTGAACAACAAAAGTTACTCACCAAGCAAAACAAAATAAGCATGGGTTTAAGTAATACCATGGATCGTGGGCTTGGCTATGTCAGCAATATGCTCGACTCGCCACTTGATACCAGCAAATTCACAAAAGTTGATCCCGCGTCTGTAGCCGGGCGCGAGGCCGTCACGGCGGCGTTGCTGGATCGTTTGCAACCAAGCCTTGACCGACAACGCCAGATGAAAGAAAACGCCTTGCTGATTCAAGGCCACAATCGAGGCGGAGAAGCGTGGAACGCTACCGAGGATGATCTTGCGCGTGCCGAGAATGACGCGCGCTTGGCTGCTGTGCAGGCTGGAGGGCAAGAGCAATCCCGCTTGCTCGGGTTGCAGCAAGCCCAGCGCCAGAATCAACTTGCAGAAACACAAACACTGCGCAATGAGCCGATCAACACACTCAATGCGGTGCGCAGTGGGGCGCAGGTTACTAATCCTCAGTTTATTAATGTCCCACAACAGGCAACGACGCAGGGCGCGAATTTGTTAGGTGCGGCGCAAGCGCAACATGGCGCGGCGGTCGATGTTTACAACGCCGATCGGCAAGCACAATCCAATATGATGGGTGGATTGTTCCAGCTTGGGTCTGCGGCATTACCGTACATGTTCTCAGATAGACGCTTAAAGCGCAATATCAAGCGCATTGGCACCCATGCTACTGGGATAGGAATCTATGAATACGACATATTTGATAGACATGAAATTGGCGTAATGGCAGACGAAGTGCTTGCAGTGATGCCAGATGCTGTTATCCAACATCCAAGCGGGTTCATGATGGTTAATTACGCGAGGCTCTAACGATGGGCAATCCTTTTACCTCGGCATCCGTGAATTTTGGCTTAACAGGCGACCAAAATGCAGAGCAGCGCCGCATTGACTATGAACGCAAACTCGCCGAACAGCTTGCCGCAGATTCCGAA